CACAGTGGCCGCTACCTGGGCGAAGAAGGAGAAGGAGACCAAATGACCCCGCCCAATAAATTTCCAACCTCCGTCAATCTCAACTCTTCTTGGGTCCGACCGGAGCCTGGCAAGAAAACTGACAAACAGAAGACCCAGGAATTCTGGGGGTTGTGTGTCCCGGCTGGGTTTGGCGCGGCGGTTATTATTGCTCTGCTCTGCGGGTCACCAGAGGTCTTCTTACCGGCGTGGCCGGTGCTTAGTATTATCATTTGGGGGTTAAAATCTGGGTTGGATGGGGAGAACGGGTGACCGAACTTCATTGGGACGTAGAAACTCGAAGTGAAGCTGACCTCGATGAGGTCGGTCTTGCCAATTATTTCGACCACCCCAGTACCGAACTCATACTGAGCCAACATGCCATCGACGAAGGTAAAGTTCATCTGTGGCAGCCGCATTTAGACCCAAATCCACCCATTGAACTTATCGACGCCCTGAACGACCCATTCATAATCGCAAATTCCTGGGGAGCCGCATTTGAAAGAAGCGCGGCTCTACGGTTTTTCAAGATAGACAAGCCGCTCCCGGAGTGGCGGTGCTCGATGGTTCGCGCCAGGTACTTGTCCCTCCCGGGAGGTCTGGACGAAGCGGGGCGCATCTTAGGGCTCAAGGAATCAGAAGCCAAGATAAAAGACGGTAAACGGCTCATACGAAAGTTTTGTTCCCCCGAAGAACCCGGAGGGGCTGAGACTTTGTTTGGAAAGAGTCTACCAACTTTCAGGAACTGGGCGACCGACCCCGAAGATTGGGGACGATTCTGCGAATATGCTGTTCGAGATGTAATTGCCGAGAGAATTATCGCCACCAAAAAACTCAAGAAATTTCCGCTTCCGGATCGAGAATGGGAAAACTGGTTTTTAGAGCAGCAGGTGAATTCCACCGGCTGGAGTGTAGACATGGACCTGGTGAGGGGGGCTCAATTCATTGTTGGAAAAGAGATGGAGCGGCTCGCCCACAGGCTTCACGAACTCACAAAGCTAGAAAACCCCAACAGCGTTACACAACTGCAACCGTGGCTTCAGGAACGAGGGTATACTTTCTCTTCTGTCGATAAAAACTTCGTTGCCCGGGCAATGTCCGGAGAGTGCGATCTGACGGAGGAAGCCCGAGAAGTTCTGATCCTGCGGGGACAAACCTCGAAATCTTCTATTCGCAAGTACACAAACATCGCGGACATGGTAAGCTCGGACGGGCGTCTGCGACACCAATACACTTTTATGGGGGCCGCGCGCACCGGCAGGGAGGCCGCACACGGCGTAAACATGGGGAATTTGCCGAAACCGGTGAAGTCTGTTGAAGATCGTATGCCTGAAGCAATTCATCTTGTCCGGATAATGGACTACGAAGGAGTTAAACGAGAATTTGAGAAGCCCTTAGACGTGGTGGCTTCCACTGTTCGTGCCTCTTTCCGCGCACCGGAAGGAAAGAAGTTGGTCGTAGCAGACTTGTCTGCAATCGAAAATGTTGGTGCGTGCTTCTTGTCTCGGTGCGAGGCGGGAATGAACGTGTTTAGAGAAAACCGCGACCCCTACTTAGATTTTGCGATGCACTTTTACAAGCAAACGTACGAAGAACTAGCCGCAGAATATGACGAGGGTCGGGGTAACAAGTCCAAACGAACGATGTGTAAACCTGCCACCCTGGGCTCGGGTTTTGGATTGGGTCCGGGCAAGGAAGTAATCGACCGCAAGACTGGAGAGACGACCTGGGAAGGGCTACTAGGCTACGCAAGGTCCATGAACGTCGTTATGACACAGGAGGAAGCAGTCAAAGCCATACAGGTCTTTCGTTCCGTCTACCCCGAGATTCCTCAGACGTGGAAGGATTTGGAGCGTGCCGCGCGCCGGGCAATTAAAAACCCGGGGAAGGTAGTTGGCGTCGGAATTCCGGCTACGGAGAGGGAGAAAGAGTGGTTTGCGGAGAAGGGCCGCAAAATCTACAGCGACCCCCTCTTGTCGTTTTTATGCCACGGAACCAAAGTCCTCGAATTACGTCTTCCGAGTGGGAGAAGCCTTCACTACATCGATCCTACTGTGGAGGAAGAAGAATACGAATGGAAGGACAAAAAGCTGAAAGGGGAGAAAATCTCCTACTACGGCAAGGAGCAGAATTCAACCCATTGGGGGAGGGTACCAACGCATGGAGGAAAACTTTTTGAGAACAGTGATCAGGCGTGGGCCCGAGATATTTTGTTCAACGGAATGCAGGAAGCGAACAAAGCTGGGTTTGAGATTATGGGCTCGACCTACGACGAAATTATCACGTTGGTGCCGGAAGACTCTCCACTGACTGTGGATCGGCTATGCGAATGTATGACAAAGAAACCGGACTGGATGCCAGACGGCGTGCCACTAAAGGCGGCGGGGTACGAGGCAAAGGAATACAAGAAGGAATGAAAAATAGTTGTTGACACAACCCGACCTCGTGGTATAATGGGGTCTGAATAGGAGGAACAAGAGATGGCCAAAACTAAATGGGGGTACGAAACTGTAATTGGCAAACGCCGGGTCTACGCCCGCATGGGCCGAAGTGAGATCGTCGTCCGAGTTGAGAACGACGGAGATACCACCAAGTATGCCGAATGGGGGTACCCCAAAATAGTGGGGCTGATTCTTGCCACACAACTGGCGGCAGCAGAAGTCCCCGAGGAAGACATCATCCCGTAACCCGTCCGAGTAATGGACTGAAGGAGGAGCATGAAAATCGTAATCAACATATGCTACGGAGGCTTTGGGCTAAGTGCCCTGGCCACCAAGAGACTGGCCGAGCTACAAGGCCGGGAGTGCTATTTCTTCAAGCAGGAATATCCCAACCGGAAGTATGTCCCGATCTCCGTAGAGGAGGCCGACAAAGCATTTATGTTCCACGCCTGGGATATTCCTAACCCTGATTCAAACTCAGACCAACACAATCATTTCATCTACTATCCTATGAGCATTGATCGCACAGACCCGAAGTTGATTCAAGTGGTCGAGGAGTTGGGTGAGAAAGCCAACGACCAAAATGCGGAGTTAAAAATCATCGAGATTCCGGACGGCGTCGATTATGAGATCGACGAGTACGACGGAGTAGAATCTGTCCACGAACGTCACAACTGTTGGAGCTAAGGAGGAACATGGACCACGAAACTTTCGTAGAAGAAATCATTGAAGCCTTCGAGGATGAGCCCGAGTACGATTTTCCCACCGAAAGGGAAAACCGATGGGCGCGCGCGCAGGGAGTACGCTCCCGGCTCCTAACCCTGCTTGAGGAGTTCGAGGAATCCGGGGTACCAATAGAATCGGACCTGGCACAGGCCGACGACGAGGTCTTCGAGCTCGAAATGAGAAATGACGCCCTGCTGGACGAAAACGAGAAACTACGGCAGCGTGTAGCTGAGTTGGAGGAGGCGGCAAAATGACATGGGCTGAAAAATACGTCCTTCGGCGGCGTATCAAGGTCTTCGGTCTTTGGGTGCTCGTGGCGGGGTTCCTACTTGGGATACTTGACTACCCGCTTCAAGCGCTTGTCTGCTTTTGTGCGGCCTTCATTATGGTAGGCTGGGCGCTGAATGACGAGAACAATGAACGACAAGGTCCTACGGGAACGGCATGACGGACGAAGAACTAATTCGGGAACTAGACATCATTGTTAGGAAACAGGACAAACATATCCAGCGACTGAAGAAACGATTGTTGGAGAAGAAGAAGTATGAGATTGAATTTTTGAAGATGGCCGGGGCCTGTACCGACTATATGCGGAACATCGACACGAAAGACGCGGCGGCTTTGGCCGGGTAGTCCAGATAATGGACTGAAGGAGGAATAATGCGAGAACTAAATAAGCAGGACTTGAACTGGGCTGTGAGATTGCTTCCGCCCAGACTGCGTAACCAGATGCTTGAGTATGGGCCCCGCCTGGTTCTTGGTGGGGGATACATTCGCTCCACGGTCTCAGGGGAGAAACCCAACGACTTGGATTTATTTACGCAGGTAGCGGAGGACGCAAAACTCTTCGCGTCCGCATTAGCCAAAGAAGCAAAGAAAGGAGACCCGCACGAGACGGGCAATGCGCTGTCCGTAAAGCTGTCTCCTCGGCATTTCGTTCAGTACATTCATCGGTGGACTTTTCCCTCCCCGGCCTATCTGATAGAGTCCTTCGACTTTACCATTGCTTGTGCTGCAATTTGGTTTGAATCCGGGAAATGGACAAGTCTCGTGGATGATGAATTTTATGCAGACCTGGCGGCCAAGCGACTCGTGTATAGGTCCCCGCAGCGAAACGAGGACGCCGGAGGCTCCATGCTCCGCGTTCTGAAATTCTATCAGCGTGGCTTCCGGATTCCTTTGGATTCTCTCGGGGCCGTAATTGCCCGGTTGGTGGACGAGGTAGACTTGAACGGAGTAGCCACAACTAGCTACAAAGACGGCCACGATCTTGGGGGAACGAGTATCGGGATTACCACTGAACAACGCTGGGCAAGCGTTATCACCGGGCTTCTGCGTGAAGTGGACCCGCAAATCGACCCAGAGCATTTCTCCCATCTTCCCAGCATACCAACAGAAGTGAAAGCTGCGGAGGAAATAGATGAGTAACCTCGCCCTAACAATGCGTCCTGAGAAACTCTCGGACGTGCTCGGTAACGAGTCCGCCAAGCGCGCCATCCAGTCTTGTATCGACAAGAACAGCTTTCCCAACGTCTGGCTGTTCTCCGGGCCGCCCGGCACCGGAAAGACGACGCTCGCCCAGATCGTGGCGCGCGCGGCGGGGGGCGACGACGACTGCATCCACGAGATCAACGGGTCGGACAAAAATGGGGTAGACGACGCCCGGGAACTCGCTGAGATGGCGATCAGCCGTCCATTTAACGGACGACGCCGGGTGTTCATTCTAAATGAGTTCCACCAAATGACGCCCAACGCACAGGACGCACTCAAAGACCCGATGGAGAAGACTGAGGCTCTCTGGTTGATAACCACCGACAGGCTTGAGAAGGTACAACCGGCCATTAAGTCCCGGGCAGCGGCAGCGACGTTCGACCTGAAGCCGCTGAACCAAGAACAAATTGACACGCTCATTTCTCGCGCCGGGGCCGACAACCTGATGGACAGGGACGCCGTGGGGAAGTTCCTGTGGTCGCACAAAGTCACCGCGCCCCGAGAAATCCTCGGGGTACTCGACCAGTACCTGGCGGGGGTGCCGTTGGAAGAAGCGATTCACGGGTCGGAACATGAACCCCTGTACCCGGAAATCGCAACCGCTGTTCTGTCCGGGAACTGGACAAAGTCTTCGATGCTACTCAAGAAAGTACCAACCGCTGACTATCGCGCTATGGTGGCGGTGGTCTCCGCAAAACTAAGCTGGGCTCTACTCGACTCCGATTTCGGGCCGAGGGCCGACGCTCTAGCAACCTGCCTCGTGGGCTTGGGAAACTCTGGGTTCGCTGACGGGGTGGCCTACTCCAGCCTCAAGGGGCTGCTCTACAAATGCGCTAAGGCGCTAGGAGGAACAAAATGAACTGGAAATTCTGGAAGAAAACACCGGAGCCTTTGAACATAGCTCCGCAGCAGGCACAAATCCCCGGCCTCCCCTCGAAAGTAGTAGCGGAGTGCCGGAGGGTCCTCGGAAAAAAATCATGGGGGCTTACCCAGAACGGAAATTTTTACCCGTTCGGTGGGGATAAGAAACACGCCGAGAGACTGTGGGCCTATACAACCCCAGGAGTGGACCTGGACGACAAGAAGTATATGGGATTTCCCATCGAAGACTGCCCGCTGGCGGAGGAGTCCGAATGAAACTCGTTAAGCTGACAGATACCCAAGGGGTGGCTGTATACGTCAACCCCGAATTTGTGATAATGCTGGGTGGGTCCCTAGCCAACGGTGTGGTCGCGGTCAATCAAGCAGCGGTGGTGCTCAACGGTGGGCTCCAAGTAACTGTTGCCGGGTCTCCGGGTGACATCCGGACAAAGCTGGAGAGCCCGGATTCTTCCGTGCTCGTGTGAAAATAAATATGTTTCCAGAGCCTGAAACCGTGGTATAATGGGGGTAGTTTGAAAGCTCAGTTGGTGGTGACGATTGCGGGCGAGGACTCCCGTCCTGATTGACAACGCAACGATGGGTCGCTACCATGTACCGCTTCGCGGCGGGCCACCATCGACTGTATTTTCTGTCCATTATCCGGACGAAGGAGGGGTATGAGGGTTGGTTGGGAAGAAAAAGACATTAAACCCGGACGCAGATTTAAGGGGCGTAGTGGCTCCGAAGTTTGGATGATTGGGTATATTAATGGAGGGGAGGGGGATACCTTCTTCACCGTGATTAGCCTGTTAGATGGAATGGTGAACGGGAAGCTGAAAACCAGAGGGGACGTGGCTGAGTTCCTCAACCAAAATATGGATTTGCCCTTGGAGTTGACAGATGACTCCTGGAGAAAGGAAGCAGAGAAACAATGACCCACCTATTTCTCTTCTTGATGCTCGCCGCGCACCCCGCTAAACCGGACTACGCCAAGATTATGAACGCTCAACAACAGATCATTCAGGACCTTACAGCCGAGAACCGAAAGCTAAAGAATGCGTTGTTCGGACCGCCGGGTACCACGGTGCGCGCTCTGCAAACCAATGAGGGCAAGGCGTACTGTCCACCGGACGGCTTCGCGCTTATGTACGAGGTCAAGCCAGGACCGGAACCGAGAAAATTTCAACCGTTTTGTGTACGAGTTTTGAAATAGGAGAACCAACGATGTCCAAAATAAAGAAGCTGAAAGCGATACGTCAACCCGGCGGAGCCTACGATCTCAATACCACGCGAACGGCGACGGGTTTGAAGCGCGCCGCGAAGTTCGCAGAACCTACCGACGAGCGGGTTGCGGAGTACGCAAGGACGAACGGGATGTCGTGGGAAGTATTCTAAACAATGTCCAGATAATGGACGAGGAGAGCTAATGAGTAATCTTGAGTTTACAGACAAGGAACTGGCGGCGATCAAAGCGGAGTTCTGCCCGGGGTTCAACGACACCCAATTTGAGGTCTGCATGACCTTCTGCCGGGTCCGCAACCTCCTGCCCGGAAAGCATGTGGTCTTCCAGCTTCGAGCTTCCAAGGAGTGGGACGAGGCGGCGGGTGCCAAGGTCGCCACCACCAAAATCATCTTCATCACCACCATTGACGCCTCGCGCCTTATCGCTCAGAGGACTGGACAGTACGGTGGCCAGGCCCCCGAGCAGTACATTTACCTCGATGCAAACGGAGCCCCCGGGATCGTGTCGGAGGTCCCTCTTCCCCAACTTCCGATGACGCCGGGCGTACAAGCCCTTCCCCGGGAGCCCTGGGCTGTCCGCACGACTGTCTATCGCAAGGATTTTGACCAACCAGTGTCAAGCGTAGCGAGGTTCGACGCATACGCCGCCACCTATAGCACAAAAGAAGGTCCGGTTCTAAACAGCATGTGGGCTCGCAGAGGCCCAGAACAGTTGGCCAAATGCAGTGAAATGTTGAGCTTACGCAAAGCCTTCCCAGAAGAACTAGGTGGCCTGTACCTCGCTGAAGAGTTCAAACCCGGGGAGGACGACAAGCCCGCCCCGGTCACTCCCGCCTCCGTCGTGCCTCTACCTCCCTCAGTCCCCAAGGTAGATCACACCCCAGCCGAAGGGAAGCAAGAGCCGAGACCGGGGGAGACCAAAACAGAATTTCACACCACAGAGGTTCCGGCCACCCTCCCCGAGCATAGTGGAGAAACCTTGGTCGCCAAGGAGACCCCCAAGGAGAAGGTGCTCGCAGCCGTGCCCGGACTGAAGACCGCTTCCGCCCTTCCCCCACCAGAGGAGAAGAAAAAGAGAGGCCGACCGGCAAAGAAAAGTCCAGATAATGGACGGGACCTGGCCGCCGAGGGCGGGATCACTGACGCAGACATAGCCAATGCCGGAACCCCTCCACCGGTCGTGGACGAAGCCGCCAACCTCGCCGCCGCCCAAGAGTTCGTGGCTTCGGTCTCGGAGTTCACGGCAACAGAAGCCGCCGCCCAAGGCCTTCCCGACCCCCCGGACTATGGCAAAATACCGGAGGGGGAACAGAAAGACGGGTTCATTGCCCGATTCCGAGAGTTGGAGAAAATAAACGGGGTAACCAACAAAGCCCTCGGTGACTACATCAAAAGTCAGACAGGCAAATCAGGCTCTAAAACGCTGACGGTCAGGGAGTGGACTGAAACGCTGGCAAAACTGGAATCCGCTAAGGAAAACGGAACTCTAAAAGAATTGGTAAAAGGAACGAAATGACCTCCTCAACATGCGACCACAAGAACGCTGTCTACACTATACCTCTCCCTGGACTGGGAACCTTTGTTACCCGGTGCAGCGCGTGTATGCTGCTGGGAGATGTATGTAAGAACCCGGACATTTCTATGCTCTCTTTCTATGAAAAAGTAGCGAACAGGGAGAAACCCATGTACGTACCAGCCAATCCACACGAAGCCTACAAGATGGGGGTGGAAAATGCACTCAACTTAATGGCCGCGCACAATTTTTCAAACCCAAGCGTCACACCCACCTTGGAGGAAATCCGCAAGGCCCTGTTGACCGAGAAGGTGACCAAGTGGGCGAACGTGTACATGGACGGAACGAGAGTCTCAATCGACCCAACCACCTTTGATACGAGGCAGAATGCCGAAGCGGGGGCAAACCCAAAAGGAGTTCCAGCAGAGATATTTGGTACGCCTATAGGAACCTACCAGAAATCCGTGCCCATCGAAATCGAGGTCTCGCTTTGATCCGACATGATGTATGGCTCAAAGATCAGGATACACCCATGCCCATAGATGCCGACCAACTGACGTGCAGCGAGCGGGGGTATGTGATATTCCTGGCGCGCCCCGCGCCCGGCGAGAAGTTCGAGGAAGTAGCGAGGTTCAAATCGTCCAACATAGCCCGGGTGGTTGAAAAACCCGAGGCTCCGAAACCCAACCCAAAGAAGTCAAAAACCGTCCGGAAAATGGACAAGGAGCTAAAATGATCTACCATGTTATTGCCAATGATGGCCGCATAACCGGAATCGAAGCTGATTCCTACGCTCTTTTAGGAAACGGCGTATATTCCTTCACCAACAACAAAGCTGAGGACCAGGCCGGAGTCAGAGGGAACCAAGTAGCTATAATAAATGCGGGGGCTACGTTTGCTGTCGTGGAAGATGACGCTCTTCTTGGGTCTTTCTACCCCGAGGATGAGGGTCCGGACGATCAAGACCAGGACGATGTATGTCCCGACTGCCAGATACTGGAACTGCTTGACACCGAGGAATTCACCGAGGCCGTGATTGACGTGATCGACAGCTACTGCTGCGCGCGCGAAGAAGACGAAGACACGCCGCCGGAGGACGAGCCTCCTACTTCACAGATACCAATTGTTCCGAAGGTGGAACACCGAAAGTACGTCGGGGGTGATATTTGGGGCTTTGTGCCCCCTTCGGACACAACTCGGTTCGTTCATTACAGTAATGAATATTATGCCAGATGCGGTGCTCAGAAGTATGCAGCAGGTTTGTACGATTGGAGTACAATACCCGTGTCTGAAACCACGCTTGTGGAGGACGGACAATGAGCACTGGGTTCAGTTATGCACAAGTGGGCGGATTTCTAGCCAGCGACCCAGAGATTCGCTCCACCCCCTCTGGGGTCAAGGTAGTGAATTTCGGAGTCGGGGTGGGTAAAGGATTCGGTGATAAATCCTCCACCTCCTGGTTTAACGTTGTTTGTTTCAAGGACATAGCTGACTTCGCTGAGAAATATCTGAAGAAGGGCAAGTCCGTCCTCGTATCTGGCGATCTTCAGGTCCGAAGCTGGGATGACAAAACCACCGGGCAAAAGAGGACAACCACCGAGATCGTCGCCTACAAAATCGATTTCATGGACACTGGGGGGTCGAAGTCCGAGTCCGCACCGCGCGCGACATCCACCCAAGCCCGGCGCGAAACTCCGGCCCCGGCACCGAGAGCGTCGGCCCCCGAGCCAGAACCGTTTAATGAAGAACCATTTTAAGGAGAATTATGCAAACCTACTGGTATGTGTACAAGACGTATGGCGGTCCTCCGAAGCATCGTCACAACTTCTATGAGGACGCCATCGAGGAAGCCAAGCGGTTAGTAGACACAGTCGGCGGGGAGTACGAAATCCTTCAGGCCGTGTCTGTGGTCAAGGCCGCTCCGAAGTACGTGGTTGACTCCTGTCGTCCGGTTGTTCCTCCAATCCGGGTAATCACAGAGGACGACGAAAATATCCCATTTTAAGGAGACTATGATTGTCTGCGAAAATTGCGGATGTAGGGTGTACAATGGACTGTGTGTACATTGTGACGAGGAAAACTACATCGAGGACCAGTACTTGGCATGGGAAGGATCATGCCCAGAAACAATATCGCTGGCCGCCGCAGAGCAACGAAAGCAGCGAGACCTCCGAAGGAGAGAAGCAGAATGAAAATCCAAGTCACTCAACACCACATCGACACCGGGTTGAGGGGGTCTTGCACCGGAGACCCCATAGCCCTGGCCATGCTTGAGGCGGGGTACGAAGAACCGTGGGTGTCGCCCGTGCGGATTGTATGGACCGACCGGTTTGCCCATCCGTATGATACGGCGACCCCGGAGAGCGTTCTGGAGTTTATGACAACATTTGACAACGGAGGGTATGTTCGTCCGTTCGAGTTTGAATTGGAGGGAGCATGACCCGACCGTATGAAGAAAAATCTGACGCCCAGCTTGTAAAGAGTCTACGAGATGCTCGGTACACAGACTCCCCTGGCGTGACAATACCGATCCTGGCTGAGGCTCTTGCCCGGCTACTTGAAGCCAAGCCCCCGTCCCCGCCATTTGTGCAGATGAGGCAGGAAAAGAGCTTCGTCCCGTTTCACTACAGTTTTAGTCACCGAGATTAGTCCGGGTAATGGACGGAGGAGGGATGATGCGAATTCTGTGTCTGGGACTTTTACTGCTGACCGGCTGCGGGCGGGACAACAGCGACTACCGCTATAATGTTATGGGAACCGCCTCTATGTTTTACTACACCGACAAGATCGAAATCGGAAGTCCGGATCAGAGAGACAATGCAAACTGCATCAACTTCGTAAATATGGACGGTAGACACATAACCCTTTGCGGAAGCTACGAAATCATAGACAAACATGCCCGCTAAGAAACCAACCCCCAAGCCGATCTCACTGAATGAGGAGCAACAGGCGGTGGTGTCCGCGCGCGAAGGATACTGGTGCTGCCTCGCCGGGCCGGGCTCGGGAAAATCAGCATGTGTCGTATCTAGGTTTGCTGAGCTTATCAAAGAAGGCGTGTCGCCAGACGACATATTGTCCCTTAGCTTCACCAAAGTTGCGGCCAAAAATCTACGCGACCGGGTCGAAGCTCAAGTAGGGAAACTAAATCTAACCCGTATGGCAGGCGCGGTGACGTTCCATAGTCTGGGCTTGAGCTTTGCTCAATTGGAGAAAGATGAGTTCCCATTCAAATTGGCAGACGATTTACCCCTTGCCACAGAGCCCGTCGCTGGAAAATTATCAGCAATTGCCGCCAGACGATTCGACGTTGATCCCCGTCGCCTTCGGGCCGTGGCAAGTCTTTATCGAAGAAAGAGGGTGGGTCCTACTCAAGCGGTACGAGATGCTGAGAATCATATCGATGCTGGGGAACTAAAACTTGCTCTCGCCTACAAGGATTATTGCAAGCGGCAGGAAGCCGAAGGCTTGCTCGATTTCGATTCGTTAATTTTTCACATGGTTCAGATACTGGACAAAAAATCAGAGGTGAGGGGGCGATGGAAAAGAGATTGGCTGCAACTGGACGAGAGCCAAGACATGAGTCAAATCGAGTGGGACCTTGCACGGCTCGTCAGCGGGAAATCGGTCCTTACGGTAGGGGATACGTCGCAGGGTATCTATGGCTTCCGGGGGAGCGACTCCAAATTATTTGCCTCGATGAGCGACTTATTCCCGGGCACCCAAACTATGTACCTGGCTTGCAACTACAGGTCAACTCCAGAAATCATTGACTTCATCCGACCTATTTCATCGTCGCAGGACCTGGCTTTGAAGTTTCACACTCCAAATGCCTCGGGCCCGGCCCCCGTGGTTAAGGGATTTTTGACACCATTTGCCGAGGCTGAATGGGTTGTGAAACAAATCAAGGAGGGAAAATGAAACTTTCAGGGGAGGACGGATGGTGTATGTGGATGTACGAAGCCCCTCCGTTTGGGGCTCTGATTCAGATATGCAGAGAGGAATGGGAGGAGCCCTCCCTCGCTAAAAGAGAAGACTGCCGCCCGGAGCTTAATATCTACGGCTTGTACTGGAGACTGACAGGGATCGGAAGGATGTATCTTGAGTCTCATCCGGTCCGCACAGCTTATCAACAAATGAATGGGTATAAAGGGTCCGTACAAATGGGCAGCTTTATGTCAAATTTGCTCGGTATGTTAGGCGAGGTTGGGGACTGCATTTCCGACGCCGGATTGATAGAGGAGTCCAGATAATGGAAAACTGCGAATGCAGATGCCACAGCGATGTCTCTTCAAATAAATCCTACGGTGGGTGGTTCTGCTGGAAATGCAAGGAGAACCATGAACCCATAAAGGCGGTGGTCGGACAATATGCAGACTACTTTGACACCGGTATCTGGTCAATGGATTGTGGTCGTATTGTTGCCCCAGAGGACCTCACTATTTCGCAACTCAAGGACTTCCTGTTAGCCTCCGGCGGAGCGGTATATCTGAGGCAAGACGGGAAGATTGTCTGGATTCCGGGAGAACGATAATGGACACGACGGCAATCTTGTCGAGGACCAATCTCGGGCTCCGACCGTTCGAGCAGGCGTTGACAGAAGCTAACGTCCCCTACCACCTTCTTGGGCGCGCAGGTTTCTGGGCACAAAATGAGGTTCGCACAAGTCTCGCTTTTCTGGGTTGTTCCTTGTACCCGTCTGACTACCTCCTCTCCCAGGCGATTCGAGCACCGTTCGCGGTCACTAAGTTCTTGCCCAAGACGAAGCTCGCGGCACGTCTCAAGGAATTGAAGGACGAGGATACTTCGTATTGGAAGCTGCTCACACAAGAACCGCACTCGCTCGTCGAGAACAAGAACCTGGAAGCTCTTAACAACTTTGTCCAGTTCATTCACGCACTCAGCCGGTACCGCGATCTTCCCCCGGGTGACGCCCTCAAGAAAATTCTGGAGTCTTTGCGCGCGTGGGATTACTATGCCGAGGAGGAAAGCAGTGGGCTGGACAATGATCCTGTCGCCAACCTCGTCGAGCTTTGCAAGCTGGCCGCGAAACACCAGACGGTCAAAGAATTTTTGGATTATTGTCGGAAGGTAACTGCGGCCTCGAAGTCGAAGAAGGGCGTTGCTTTAAGCACAATTCACGGCGCGAAAGGGCTTCAGTGGTCACATGTTTTCCTTGTGGGCTGCCAGGAAGGTATGATCCCGCATTCGAAATCAGACGATCTGCCGGGGGAACAGAACTGTTTCTTCGTGGCCTGTAGTCGAGCGGAACGGGAATTAACAATTAGTTACAGCGGACAGCCCTCCCCGTTCCTAAAAGATTTTCTGAGCAAGAAACCGGAAACTGTGGTATAATGAATCTGAGGAGACAAAATGAACAAGCCTAAATTCAACTTCGGAGACTATGTCTTCCACGCCTACCTCCAATCCTCTACGAAGTGGGTGCCCTGCATAAGCTGCTCTGGTAAAGGATATGTGACCATTATCCTTGAAGGCGAGACCTTCACAATTGACTGCGAAGACTGTAAACGAGGGTACGAAGGATCGAACGGGAGCAGAAGCGGGTACGTTTACGAACCGGCAACCAGAGAAGGGCCAATTTGCGGGGTGGAAAAGCAAACCTCCGAACCGTGGGATTTCGAGTATCGAATCTCCGCCGGGAGCAATAGCTGTTGGTGCTTGAAGGAACCAGACGTTTTCGCCACGAAAGAGGAGGCTCTTGCCCGAGCAGAAGTTCTGAAACAGGAACGGGACGCCGAAGAAACGGAAAGACTCCTCTCCAAAACCAAGCCCGACAAATCGTGGGTTTGGAACGTCCGCTACTACCAAAGTCAGATTCGAGAAGCACAAGAAACAATCGAACGAGTGACTCTACAATTGAATGCCGCAAAAAAGCACGTCAAAGAGGAGAAAAATGTTTCCTGAACAAGACAGCATTTGGTACAAGTACCCATTGATGAGCAAGCTGGAGAAGCTCATGCCAAAGAAGCCGGAGCCGACGTGGACGCCCGGCGATGGAATGTTCCGTATCCAGTGCGAACCTATCAGATACTGCGCGGAAGCGTTTGTCCATTGTCTGGACAAAGACCTGCCGGTAGATGGGAAAGAGCTTCGAGATGTCCTCTGGGTCTTTGGAGAACTTCTTTGTGGCGACATGGAGAAGATGGTGAATGTCTACATGAGGCACGCAGAGGACCTCATCGCTCTCCAAACCAATCCGATCTACATAGTGAAGGAGAAAATATGAAGCCTGTATCGCCTGTCATGCCTGGGTTTTCAGAGCCCTATGAATTCCTCTTGGCAAAGGATCAACCAGAGTACCTACCCATACCCGCCGTCTTGGCCGAGGGGGATGACAAACGGATGTACAGCCGATGGGAATTCACGGACGAAGAGCGGGCAACAATTGCCAACGGGGGAAGCCTACTTTTCTCGCAACTTACTTTCGGGCGTCCTTTCCAACCCGTGTACTTCCAGATCGTCACCAAGGAGACCAAATGACCTGGTGGAACCGTAAATCAAGACCGAGTGACGATCCTCGAATTTGTCCGTTATCTGGACACACCGAAACCGAGGAGGAAAAAGAAATGAAATACAAACTGAAGACAGACATCCTCCATGAAATAGATCAGCGCATTCAGGGGAACGAGCCCTTCCTGTCGTTCCAATATCGTCCGAGGATGATTGTCCAGCTTAGTGGAGGCTTCTCCGGATCACATATCTTCTTTGAAGGATACACCGACTACTTGACCAAACTCATGCCGGGGACACCTTGAGATTTCAGATGTGCCGCATATCTCTGGTTCCGACGACCTGGTATGAGCGCCTGTGGTCTTGGGCAAGAGGTGTGAAGTGATACCCGTCGTCTATTCGTCGTGCTTCATAAAACCGATCGCGGGGCTTCCTAATCCGTCTTTGGAGCTATCTGATTATATTCACGATTATCGTTTGCTCTTCCAGTTGCAGTTTGACGGAAACTATCGTCCTGTGGAGGAATGGGGCAGTCACAAATACTGCTATCAGTGTATGAGTTGCTATTTGGCTTGCGGAACTAAAGAAGAGGTTTTCACCACCGACTACGCCGAGGCCAAAGACCTGAAGGACGGACCAACGAAAGACCAACAGGAACAAATCAGACAGCACACCAAACAACACCAGATCATGTTACAATGGGCAAGGAGTGTGAAATGAGTGAAGAATCAGTAGAAAAAGCGTGCCACTCCGCCCGGGTGCAACTGGACGACCTGTGGAGAAAGTGGATGGAAGAATACCCAGAAACAGTGGATCAGACTCTCTTTGACTTGGTAAAAACCGGAATCGAGCAACTAAAAATTTTAGTCCGTCTCGCCAAGGAGGTAAAGGAATGACCGCCATCGGAATTCCTCTGGGTCAGGATTGTTGGTGGGAGCACTGTACGTGGTCTGACGGGTCCCCCGCACACCTTATGACCATCAAAGAATATGGGGACCTCTGGGCAGAAGAGTACAAAACCGAAATGGAGGAACTGGCACAGATTTTTATTAAGCGAATGACCGAGACTTTGAATCAGGTACTTGAGGAGGAAAAATATGAGCTTGTATCATAGCGCAGGTGGGCACGATGTCAACCACGCCTCCAGTTCCGCGCTGGATTCTTTCCGGTTCTGCCGCCGCAAGTTCCGGCTTTCAAAGATCGACGGCTGGAGGGAGAAGGACAAGAAGGCCAGTTTGGAATTTGGAAAGTGCGTAGAATCCGCGATTCAGTTCTATCACGAGAATGGCCTGAAGCCGGGTGAAGCTGTCTCTGAATTCGAGCGGCTGTGGCTGAAGTGGTCCGAGAACAAAGAACTGGTTTACACCGCTCAGGAGAACAACTTTTTCGACTTGTACACAATGGGCAAAGAGATGCTGAAGCTCTACGAGATCATGCTGCCCTCCCTGCCCATCAAGAGTCCGAAATTCCAGCTTCAGTTCTCGAAGCCCTTGTGGCCGGGGACGAACCTTGGGGAGCTTACCTTCCTTGGGTACATCGACATCCTGTCAACGCTGGAGGACGGCAGCCGGGTCATCATTGACGTGAAGACGGCGAAGACCGCGCTCGACGCCACTCCCGGGATGCTGTCGATGGATGGACAGCTTAGAAAGTACGCCTGGGTCTCTGGAATCCGCGACGTGGGGTTCCTGAACTTTGTAAAGTCCGGGCACCCGGACGAGTTCAAAAAAGGAGCGTCTGTTACGTTACTGGCTGACACCCGTGACTGGAAAGCGGGGCAGGAGCTAGTTGTAGCAAAATTCGTTGAACCCAAACCAGCCATCGAACCCTCAGAAGGGGTCAAGGCCACACCCGAAGTTTTGTGGTTGATGTGGTTGGGCCAGGAAAAAGATGTCCAGTTAATGGACGAGGAACTCAAGCTCATTAAGGGAAAAGGAGCAGAGGCTCTCAAGGAGCAAACCGTGGCCCGGTACTTGGGTGATGGTCGGCTGTGCTCCGTGGATCGAGACGCTGTCACCAAGACCCGCCTGCAATACATCCAGACCATAATTCCTGAAGAGGAAATGAGCGAAGTAGGCCAGCAAATAGGCGACGACATGATAGCCGTCAAGACCGCAGCAGAAACTGGCCGCTTTCCCCAGGACGGTGGAGTAAGATTTCCAAATGCGATCTGCTCGTGGTGCAATTTCCGTGGAATTTGCCTGAAAGATGACAAGCTGCGTGACGAGTTACTAATCCAAATCAAGCCACAGAAACCGGAAGAAGACTTCCTGGCGGACCTGGAGGAAACGGAATGAACGGATGTCGTATACCACCCGAAGGTTGGATGTGCTCCCGCGAGCAAGGGCATGATGGACCTTGTGCGGCTTCTGTTGATTTCCCGGAAGCAAAGTTTCTCAAGCTTCCTCTGCGGCCCCGTGAGATCATTACTAGCCTGGTCCGGTTAGGCGATAGCCTCTATGTCTGCACTGACGAACGAGTTTTTGAACTCCGACAGAAAGTTCCGTGGTACAATAAGCTGTGGAGGAAAATATGCGGTTGGTTCTAATTTCAGACACACATGGTATGCACCGCCGGTTCACGATTCCGGAAGGAGACGTGCTAATTCACTCCGGGGACTTCATGTGCAACGGAAACAGCGCCGCTGACGTGCTAGACTTCAATGCCTGGCTAGGGACTCTACCTCATCCTCGAATAATTGTTGTAGCTGGTAATCACGACCGAATGTTTGAGGAAGACAGGAGACTCGCACGAAGTTTCTTGACCAACGCGACCTACCTGGAAAACTCGGGTGTTGAAATTGATGGAGTAAAATTCTGGGGATCGCCCGTACAACCAGAATTCTGCAATTGGGCCTTCAACGTCAAACGCGGACCTAACATCAGGAAGTACTGGGACATGATACCTGACGACACAGATGTGCTCATCACGCACGGGCCTCCCTGGGGCCTCTTAGATCAAATCAAACCGGGACGGGAAGTCGAGCACCTGGGGTGTGGAGAGCTTCTCAAAGCCGTGCGAAGAGTTAAACCTAAGCTGCACGTCTTCGGGCACATCCACGGCGGGTACGGGTCATTCAAAGAAGGACCTACTCAGTTTGTAAACGCTTCCCTCTTGAATGAAGCGTACAAGCCGGTGAATGCACCAATTGTAGTAGACTTTCAAAGTGAAAAAGACTTGGTAGCCGAACTCCCAGAGTTTCCCCTACCCCGGAAGAAGGAACTTACTGGCCGGGAGCTTGCACTGTTAGTTGACATGCTCAAAGAAGAGCCGAAAATTTTAGGTGGAAAGTTGTCCAGTTAATGGCAAATTTGTTTGTAATCTCCGACACCCATTTTGGGCACGCAAACATCTTGTCTTTTAAGAAACAAGATGGGTCCCCGGTCCGAAACTTCTCCTGCGTGGAAGAAATGGATCAATACATAGTAGACAAATGGAACTCTGTGATTCGCCCACAAGACCACGTCTACCATCTAGGAGATGTTTCCATGAAGCGCCCCGATTTGGAGACGGTGTCCCGTTGCAACGGGCATAAGAGGCTCGTACGCGGAAACCATGATATATTTCGGACCAAGGACTATCTGAAATACTTTGATGAAATCTACGCCTCACGGGTTTTGGATGGTTTGATTTTTACACACATACCGATCCACCCAGAGAGCTTGGGAAGATTCCGTGCTAATGTACATGGACACGTTCATAACAATGCTCCGGCTGGATTCTTTGGTCCTCGGTATTTCAACGTAAGCGTGGAAGTGATTGATTACACGCCGGTTTCATTGGAAGATTTGAAGAAAAGGTTGTCCGAATAATGGACAGGAGAAGCTAGGTGGCGGATCAAAAAGGCATATATCAACCGTGGAGCCATGAAGAGTTTATGGCGGACAGAAAGGTGCGTCGGATGAGCACCACGGAAGCCAAAACTTATATGATGCTCCTGCACGAGGCTTTCATCTGCTCAACACGTCCTAACCTCCCAGACGACGAAGAAGAACTATACCTGATGGCGTATTGTACGGATCGAAGAGAGTGGGATTCCGTCAAGGATGCCGTTTTAGGGATGTTTGACAAAGATGTAGTTGAGGGCGTGCCCGTGTTGACCAATAAACGTCTTGTCAAAGACTGGGCGCGTCTACAAGAGATTAGGGAAGCTAGGTCAGAGGCAGGAAAAGCCAGCGCGGCTAAACGCAAGTCAACAAATGTTCAACAAACCTCAACAATTGGCAACAAGGAAGTAAGTAAGGAAGTAAAGGAAGTAAGAGAAGAGAAGGAAGAAAGCACTCCCGAACCTCTCTCTTTTGAAAACGAAGACGGACAAGGAGAGGATATGAACCTGAAAACCTTCAAAGCGGAGATGACCGGCGTCGGAGTTCGGTGTGGACAAAAAGTAAAGGGGTACGACAATACCTGGGACGAACTCAGGATTCTCGGGATTGCCCACGGGTATTCGGCTGTTGTCCGGGATTTTGAGGAGTTTCTGAACGAGACTCCGGGAAACGAGTACCCCAAGGGTGCTTTAGTGGCTTACTCCTGGGCTGCGGCAGATCGCCTTCGCGCGGATTCCCCGGTACAAGCGTCCGCCAAGGACCCGGAGGTAGTTTCCCTTGCCCGGGAGCTTACCTACCTCTCAGACGGGCAAATCAGCTTCGGGGACAAGCATCGGGTACGCCTGGCCGAGGTGTTGAAAGAGTTCACGGCTGTGGAAATCCAATCGGTGTTCCGGACCTGGCTCCAGGATCAAGACCTGACTGACCCCAAGAACCTGGGGTATCTACCGGGGAACTTTGTTCAGAAAGTGGACGGCCTGGCCTACACCTCCCGGCGTAAGGCTGAGGAGGCTAAGCAGGCCCAAAAGGACCGGGACACAGCCGTCGCTCGGCTTCAGGCCGAAGCGGAGGCCGACCGCTTAAAACGAGAAGGGACCAAAAACCAAGAAAATAATTTGGTGGACCCGGTTTTTGGGGGAGAAACTGTGGTATAATGCAAATATGTCCGAATAATGGACCAAATGTCAACGCAACATCAACCGCACCAAGGAGGGTGTATGAAACAGATTGTAACGGTTACTGAGGTGGATGGGGAAGGGCTGGAAGCTCTTCTTGGACAAAACGTTTTGTTGTTCTGCCTGAACTACATCTACACCGGAAAATTGGTGGGGGTAAATGCGACCTTCGTCAAACTTGAGGGGGCACAGATTGTCTATGATACTGGTCCGTTTTCCAACAAAGAATTCAAAGATGCGCAATCCCTGCCTGTTTCTGAGTGGTACGTCCAAACTTCAGCCATTGAGTCCTTTGGCCTCAGAAAGTAGGCCAGACATGCGTCGATCAATAAAACAGAAATATCGGTCGGGGTCGGGGTCGTGGTCGCGGTCGGGGTCGGGGTCGTGGTCGGGGTCGGGGTCGGGGTCGTGGTCGCGGTCGTGGTCGGGGTCGTGGTCGTGGTCGTGGTCGGGGTCTTATTAAACACACTTTGTTCAGATAATGGACAGAATTGAGAGGGAACCATGCTTTACTTTGGGGTTAAAAATCCGTGGCGTGTTTTTTGTTGGTGTTGGTGGAAGCACGCCTTCAACCCCCTTCGGTACTGGAACGCATTTGTGTACTTCTGGCAGAGGGGAACTCGGGGGTACGCAGATTGTGATATTTGGAGCCTGGATATGTACTTGAGTCAGTGGCTTCCGTCGGCTCTGAATTCTCTTAAGGGCGGCCCTTATCCGGGACAGAGGGGAATGACTTCCAAGAGATGGGACGAGATTCTCGACAAAATGGCAGAGGGGTTCAAATCTTCCTACCTGATCTCTAACATGGAATATGATTCGTCCACTGATGAAGAAAGTAAACTCCAGAAACAAGAAGAAGTTGGGTTGAAATTGTTTGCCCGACACTTTGGAAGTCTTTGGAATTGAGAGGAAAAATGAACGCAATCGAAGAAATTCTTGAGAAGTTCAAATTCGAGTTGGTCTATGACTACATGTGCCGGGTGGGGTGGACGTACTTTGACAATCCTCAAACTCCAACCATCGCGCGGTTGAAGGAAACGGCTAGGAGTCTTCTCACAGAGGTAAGAAAAGAGAATGGAGCAGTGCTTGAGTCCGGAGGATTCAGAGCTAAGTACTCGGTCGATGAGTGTTCGGGGCCGGAACTAGAATTGGAATTCATCCTGACACCCTCTTTGGCATACGTTACTGAGGATCAACCATGAAAATTGATTTCAACTCGACGCAGCAAAAAAACTTTATGGAGGAGGCCCTCGGCCTGCCCAGCTACCCTCTGGACAGCGCGGTGACCTGGATTCAGGACAACCTGGAACCAGAAGAAGTGTTCACCCAAAAGCAACTCGAAGACTGGGCATACGACGCTGGATTCAAGAGGTTTGAGTAAGTGGAAGACCTGGACGCGCTGAAAGAAAATCCGCAGGTGCTGTCGTTGTACGGCAGGTACACCAAACTGAAGAAGGACAGCAGCAAGTCCTACGTTGGTTTGTGTCCATTAGTCGGACACACGGAGAAGACCCCTAGTTTCCATGTCTATGACGACATGAGGTTTCAGTGCTTCGGATGCTCTAAAAACGGCAACATTTTCCAGTTTTTGCAGGATGTCGATAATTCCGATTTCAAAGCAGCGGTGGAGAAAGTGAAAGCACAGGTAGGCGAGTCATCTTGGGAATCTTCGAAACGAAAAGTCGAAGAGACGTTTAAGCCGGTCGCCGAGCCCAAGACCTACAAGACCATCTCCCTGGAACAGTACTCGAAGTTGGAGACCGCGCTTGAAAATTCACTGGCAGCCGTAGCGTGGCTACGACAAGAGCGCGGAATCGAAATCGAGACCGCCAAGCGCCTGCACCTGGGCTTCGCTCAGAACATTGGGCAACTGGCGGGCGAGGCCGGTGCCGACATCGCCGACAAAGGCTGGATAGCTTTTCCGTGCGTAGAGGGGGACAAAGTAGCCTCGATCAAATACAGGTCCATTATCCGGAAAAAGCCGGGGGGCTTCGCGCGCCAGCCGGGCATGGCAACGGCACTTTTTAACACTGAAGACATTGATGTTTTTGAACCAGTCTATGTCCTGGAGGGTGAGTTCGATTGCGCGGTAATGTGCCAAGCCGGATTCCGTGCTGTGTCCGTTCCTTCTGCGGGAACAAAACTGACTCCCAGTATGAAGGATCAGTTGATGCAGGCGAGTACGGTTATCCTAGCCGGAGATACCGATGCTGCTGGAACCTCCGCCTTTCAGAAACTCTGGAATGAGCTTGGGGAAAAAACTTATTTGTTGGCCTGGCCGTCCGGAATGAAGGACGCTAACCAGACCTTCCTTGAGCACTGCGGACGAAACATCGACAAATTCAAGACACTGGTCGAGGAATTGACGGCTAAGGCTAAGTCCACACCCATGCCCGACATCTACTCCATCCAGGAAGTCATGCGTACGGGCGAGGACACAAGCCTTGTTGACAGGCAGGACCGTCTCAGGTTCCCGTGGAAGTCTGTGGATGAAATGGCCATCTTGCTCCCCGGGTCCGTGCTAGGTGTGATGTCTACGTCCACCGGCCAGGGCAAGACTTGCTACTCCCTGCAATTCAGTTTGTTCGGTGCGCGCAAATACAATGAGACGGTCGTGAACTGGCAGTGCGAGTTGTCACCCTCTGAAATCGCCACGATGGTTGCGGCTCAGGTCCTGCACAAGAACAGGAATTTTCTGAAGAAGGAAGACCTGAAGGAAGCTGCTGACGAACTGGACGGCGTGAGCTACTACGTGGGGAACAATCCCACCATCAACAGCGTCATGGATGTACTTGACTTGATGGAGGCTGCTGTCCGCAGATGTGGAGCTACGGTGTGCGTTCTGGACAACCTGCATTTTTATACGACGGGAATTGATGATGAGGTCCGCGTGCAGGCCGCCGCGATGAAGCGCATCAAGCAGATGGCTGTGCAGTACGGACTGAAGTTTATTGTTGTGTCTCAACCAAGAAAAGCCAACGCTCAGTCCAGGGGGAAGAAGACCGTAATAGCCGACGCAAAAGGATCAGCATCTCTTGGAGACACTTGCGATAGCTTCATGGCTATACACCGAGAGCTATCTAAAGACACAGACGGAACCGGAGTCAACGATCCATACGAAGAAAAGACGCTGGTCGAGATGCTAAAAACTCGGTCCAAGGGCCTGGGTAAGTCCAGTGCGTTCCTCCAGTTCTTCGGAGAGTTCGCCGAGTTTTCAGCAATTGAACACAACTACGAGGAGGCACCAGAATGAACAAGTACCGTTACACCCGCCCAGAAACTATGGAGTTGGATGACTACCATGAGTTCCAATCCAATTTCGACAAAGAGGATGGAGAATGGCTGGCTGAAGCCGCCGCCGAGAATTACCACCACTACCACGATGGATGGGAGTCCT